TGTGTGATAAACAGGTATAGGCAATAAGCTATCTGCTTGGTGAGTAACATAAGCTCCCGTCATACTATCAGTGACAGCCAAAAGGGTTGCCTCGTCTATTATTACGGTCATATCAATTGGCGTCAAGTCTGCCACAAGATGTTGGTCAATGTTTGGTAAATGAGCAACTAAATAATCTCTTATCTTATTTGCCTCTCTTGTAGCAACAACTAAATCAGTGTGACAATGATACTCTGCTCTGTGTGCCTCAAGCTTATAATATATATCGTTAAGTTGTTTTATTGCGTCAGAAAGACTATTTACTTCTTTTACAGAAGATAACCTAGAACTGTTTGCTGGGTCATCAACGCTTTGTCCAATGTGATAGTTCCAACCAAAAGTTTGCTCTGAGTCTAGTTGATGTTCGTAGTAAACATTAGTCAAATTATTGACAGCGTCAAACAGTAGGTTTTTATCTATTATTTTTGTGTCAGAGATAACCGTGTTATCTGTTGTAAAATGTAGCTCTATATCTTGGTAGTGACTATATAGTTCTTCTCTTAACCACTCAGCAAGTTCTTTTGCATAAGTGAAAGTTGCTTTAAAGTCTGGGACAGGGTAAAATCTAGCTCTCACGCCTTCTTTTTTGTCGTTTATAAGCATATACCTGTCTGGATAAATATCTTCTGTCACTGATTGCTTATAGCCTTCTGCAAAGGTAATATCAGATATTCTGTCTATACTATAAACAAGGCTTTCTTTTGAGTATGTTATTCGCCTTATTTTGTTTGCAAAAATGTTATGAGGTAAGTCATACATAAATTTGTTTGGCTCAATAGGCATATATTGAAAGTCTAAAAAATAATCTTCGTACATATTAGAGACAACTGCAGCCATATCTTTTAGCGATTTGTTTATAGCTCTTATAACTTCTTGCTGAGAGATAAATTTCTCATCGTGTAAATCAAAATCATCTTGTATAGCGTCAATTATTTCACTAGCTAACATACTAATCTCCCATTGTGCCAAAAACTATCTTGGCTTCTGCTGGCATATCTGAGTTAATAAAGATATTGTCAGGCGTACTGTTCTCTAAATCTATATCTATTCTAGCATTAAATGGCTTTTTGTTCAAGATAAAAGCATCTGTCGGTTTGTACCCAAGTATATGAGGTATATTGTTCATACCAGCTGTCAAAGAAACTTCTTTTTTAGTTCCTGTAAAAAACAAGAAGGGGTTACTAGACTCAAAGAGAATATCATTTATACTGTTAAAAATATCTTTAAGTACGTCCTCATCTACTTTGCCATCAAGAGTAAAAAGCCTTGATATATCTAATCTATCACTCATTGCTATCTCCGTCATTACTGTTAAAAGGGTCAAAACTTTCGCCAAACAGAATATAATATAAAGAATATGACAAAATATTTATCTTCTGTTTCTTAGAATACCCTCGTATTAGCCATTTCTTTATTCCATTACTTAGGTCAAAATCTCTTACAGATATTCTTATATGAGTGTTAGAGATGCTCTCTATTATTCTAAAATCTTTGGTATAGTTATCATCTTCAAAGCTTATATAATAGTTTTCATTGTCTTTACAAAATCTCTTGCTAAGGTCAGTAAGCACAACATCTCTGATAGAAGATATAACACCTCTGTAAGATAGCGAATTACTGCCATAGAAATATATTGAGTTCCCGTGTAAATATTGTCCATATATTTCGTTGTTACCAAGCAAAACCTCTTCTCTAAATGTGTTGCCGCTATCTACCGATAAAAAATAATATCCGTTCGTACCGTCATTTGCAGTACAAACAATAATATTTCTGTATGTTTCTATAGAGTTAATTGTTATACCTGGTTTATTTATAACAACCCAACCAAGCAAGTCTTCTGAAACATATATGCTATCAAGTGTAGCAATATAAACCTTTCCGTTATAAACAGTAATATAATGCAAATCTGACAAGGGTATAGGTGGAAGTGGAGGTATCTCAACAGGGTACTGTGTAGAAACATCAGCCCTTGTAAAATTAACACCATCAGAAGAATACATAAACAAATTGTCATCACCTATAATATAGATAAGACCACTTATATACACGTTGTTTAAGTTCGTCGTTCCAGCAAGTGTTGCAATGACTGTGAAGACAGGAGACCCAACAGAAGTAGATAAAACAACTCCGCTGTCTCCAACAAACCAACGAGAGCCATTTTTTTCTGCAACTCTTTTTATAGGGTAATTTGTATCATTCGTAAAAGTAAATGTTTCAAGGTCAGGAGAAGACGCCGCCCTATAGGTAAAAGGAGCAACTAGACCTTTTCTATATATAACAATAAACCCGCTTTCTGTCGCTGTCACACTTATAGTGGTTATGTTTGGTTCTATATCTACCGCAGTGATATTGTCATTTTCCCACTTATAAATTAGTCCACTTTCCGTAAGAAGACAGCGTATCCCGTTAAAAGAAGCGTACTCAACAATATCTTCTTCTAGTATTTTTATTTTGTCAGTTGTATAATTTATATCAGTTATAATATCCAAAGATACCTCTGCCTCTACAACATCATCGCTTTTCTCAATCTCTATAAAAGCATTGGTAAATCTTATTTGTTTCGTGTAAGCTCTAAGCCCACCTTTGTGTATATATCTAACGTGATGAGCGTCTCTTAAATTTATCCATTTGTTTTCTTTGTCGTCTGTTTCCCATTCTCTATATCTTTCACCCCATCTAAGTTGTTCTCTTACATCTATAATTCCTGTGTCTTTAAACTCTTGCATACCGTCTGTAGCTGTCTTTGGCTGCATAGATAAATCAGAAATATTCCTAATTCTTACAGCAAGTTTAGCTATCCATTTTCTAACACTTTTATTCCCTAAGTTTAACTCCGTAGAAATATAATCATATGTTATTGAGTTTGTTCCCCAATCAGATACATTTTTAGCAAGGTCTGCAACTATATCACTTCTATAGTTATCATCGTACTTATATATTATCCCATAAATATCCGTTGTAATCAGTTCGTTATCTTTATCAAGGAACAGTGATATAGGCGACATATTTTGTCCTGTCCAGGTAGTAAAGACACCGTCTTGCTTTACACCATATCTTTCGTAAAAGACAAAAACAGTATCATTTGTGTAATAAGAGCTTTCTTTTGCTTGGACAGTCCAGTACATTTTTTTATTTACTTTGTCATATATACCTTTTATCTGTTCTGCTCTTTTTGTGTCTTTAACTATCTTTGAGAAAGTAGAATTAAAAAGGTCACTTATTTTTTTTACTCTATAACCATCTGTAAAGCAAAAGCCAACATTACCTGCAAAATACACGCCAGTAGTTGCTTGTGCTATAGAGTTTCCATTTACACTACCTATTGAGCCGTCAATAACAGTTGGAACATATTTACCGCTCCCGTCAGCATAAACAGCTCCACTGATTTTATACGTTTTTGTTTTTGTAAAGGCAATAAGCACTCTGTTTATTGAAGACATACCTGTTATCTCATCTTCTAAATCAAGATAGAAACTAGGTGGCACACCGTCTGGTACACCAGGTATTGAGTAATATAATCTATAAGGGTTATCTTCTAAACCTGCATAATATGCAGTATTATTTACAATTTCAACATATTTAGCCTTTGGTGGCTGGTATCTCTCTTTTATATCACCATTAGTATACAACCTCTTGTTAGCAATTAAAGAAGCGTCATCTAATGAGTCTGTTATCGTTCCTGCTGTATTAACAGGAATACTATCAACGAAATAAAGAGTCTGCCCGTTGTTTTCTGTTCTATAAACCTCTACCTCTATACCAGCTAGTCCATAGTTAAACTGTGTCCCGTTAGATATTGTTTGAAAAGTAGATATTGAAACACTATTAGTATCAGGACTTTCTATATCTGCTATTCTCTGATAATTAACTGGACTATAGTCTATAAAGGTTGTGTTATCAATCGTGTATTCTCTTTTGAAAATAATTCCATATATGTAATTTTTACCACCGCCCGTAGTTCCTGCAATAACAGCGTCAGTATTATATTCTGGTAATCCCGCAGTAAGAACCTTTGGAACTCCGCTATCAACATAGACTTTTGAAGGTGTGGCATAGTAGTTATGAGTAACGTATTGATGGTTTTTCCAGTATGAATTAGAAAAACTAGCAAAGTCAGTAAATTTATGCGTAGGCGTTTCTATAAAAGAACCAAAACCTATTGCTTTATTGCTGGTGCCTCCAAAGACTTCGTCAATATTGTTTTTATCAAAAGAAAATAAGTCTCTACCACTAAACATAAACTCATAATCATTTATGTTAAAAAAGTGATTAACTTTTGTGTTAGTTGGACAATGATAAACGTTTTCTGAGTAAATATTTAAGCCAGGACGTGTTATTATACTCCCGTCATCAAGCAGATTAAAATTATCTATTTTAGCTGCTAGTGCAGGGTTGTTTATCTTTACGTTGTCTGTGAGTCCACCTGTAAAATTATTAGAGTCAAAATTTGTATAAGACATTATAAATAAAGTACCTTTATTGTTAAATCATTTCTATTAACAAAAAGCTTGAACTTTGCATTTGCTGTTCTTACAATAGTGGGATAAAATTCGCCTCCAGCATAAGGGAGAACCCCCGTGTCAGCAATCTTAAAACGCATAAAGGTGTTGTCAAATGTAAGACCAGCTGGCATAGACACAGTCGCCTCGTACAAGCCTTTTCCTGCCACAAGTGCAGAAAAGTCACTTGGTCTAACTGTGCTAAATTTCTTCTGTATATTGCCGAAATTTATAGGCGAAGAGTTTACCCCGTCATGGTTGTGGTCAACAAACTTATTCCAGTTATCAGTGATACCTGGTTGCCAGGTTGTAGAACTCTCATCGCCAGACTCAGGGACATATACCCCGTATTTTCCATAAGGCATTTTACTCTCCTAGTTTAAATCGCTCGTCAAAAGAAATAGATAAAACGTTACTTAGTATAATCCATTCTATATTATCGTTAAAAAGAGTCAACCTCAAAATATTTAAGTTAGTCAAAATTCTTTGAGATTTTACCTCATATTCTACACTGTCTCCGTTCTTGTATAAAACAGAAACAGAATACATATCTTTGTTCACTTTCTTTGTTTTCTTTTTAGCAGGCATATTAAACCTCCACTATTTCTATATGCGTTTCCCCTGTCTCAGGGTCGGTCACTTCTCTTTCTTTGTGAGTCGGCGTATTCCCTAACTCATCAACAAAAGGTAAGTCTTTTATGTATGTTTCTGTTTTTAGATAGTTGTATAAATTATCGTAGATGTTCCCTTCTTTGGCAAGAGTATCCCCTCTTAAAGTAAAGTTTTCCATATTCTCATCTGGTACAAACGTGACAATAGTACCGTCAAGTTTTATTAATTTCTTCCAATTACCACCAGATTTTAAGGATAGAAAAATATCACCATTGTTAAATATCTGTATCATAGATATTTTAGTATATGTACCATCGCCTTTTAAATTTAAAAATGCCATAATTTACCTCTTTTTTATTATAAATCTAACTCTTATACTTCTTGGTTTTATATCTTGTGGGCTATTCAACTGAGGAGTTGTACCAGGAGAAGATGGTGTCGTACCAGGAGCACGGTCATCAGTATTAGTATTAACACGGTGATTATGGTTGCCCTTATGCCAAGAAAGGTTGCTTAGATACAAAGCCTGTGTTCCTGTTCCACTAGGTCCATTTACATCAAAGTCTCTACCATTATTTATTGCTTGCAGGTGGTCTGTATATCCACCAGTATAATGGTGGTGATTATTAACAGTGTGGCTATGCGAATTAACAGTATGACTATGACTCAAATTAAGAGTATTGTTGCCATTCCCAACAACGCCAGTTGCCCAAGCAGCACTGTCTATATTTCCGCCACCAGGCGAGCCAAATCCTGTTAAGTATCCTGCACTTAGGTCAGGTGTTGCCGAGCCGTTTAATAATCCTGCCGCGTCACCAGTACTCAACGCCGTATCGGTTATCGCACTACCGTCGCAGTATTGCCAAACATCTGTATCAAAAGCTTTAACATCTGATATATCAAAATCATAATGAGATTTAATTGTACCAACAGGGTCGCCAGGCACATACCACCTAGTCCCGTTAAACGCCCAAGTAGTTTCTCCTTTTACAACAACCCTTCCTAAGTTAGGATTGTCAGGCAAGGTCTGTACAACCTCAAAGCTAGCTTCTTTTAGTTCACCAAGAACAATCATATAAGACCTCTAAAAGGGGTGTGCTAGACACCCCTTGTTTAATTAAAGATTTAATCCGTAGATTATACCATTTGATTGTGGATTTTCGTAAGCAACTTGGCTATCATATCCAACATCATATAAAGCATAGTATTCTTGAGTAGTATCTCTAACAACAAAAAGCGGTGAGCCTTTTTCCATATTCTTAGATTTCATTTTACCGTTAGAAGCTATTGCTATTGATTTTGGATTTAAGAATGTCATAAAATCATCATCCATTTCTGGAATATGAATTATGTTTAACTGAGCTGCCCCAGCACCACCGATAGTCACAACTTGATATGGATAAGCGTTAGCTGTTTTAACTTTCTTGCTAGCATCTTGTATAACCATATTATTCTCATAGAACTGTTTAGCCATAATAGCAAAGTTCTTAGAACTAACAAGAAGGTTGTTAGGTATTTCATTAGTGCTACCAACAACAGATAAAGCCTTTCTCTTTACATCACCTGTATAAGCAGAAAAGATGTCGCCCAGTATTGTACCTGCACTAAAACTACCACCATCTACATTAACAGCTTGTAAGAAAGGATAATCTAGCTTATTAAGTGAATGCAAAGTTGCTGACCCACCATTAGCTGCACTTAAAAAAGCACTCTTCATACTTATCCATTGGTTTTGTAAAGCACCTGTTCCAATATCAACCGCACCCCAGATATAAATCAAATCACCATTTGCCATACCTGACAAGCTAAGAGCAGTTGTTAAAGCAATATCAGAGTAAACAGTTATTGTGTTAGCATCCATGTTTATGCTACCAACATAACCGTGTACAGCTGTACCGCCACCATTTCTAAATATTAAATGTTGATATTTAGTAAAAGCTTCAATGTTTGACACAGGTAAATCACCACCTGCACTACCAGCACCTATTGCTCTTGAGAAATAACCATTAACAAGAGACATAGACATAGCCTGTCTCATTCTTCTAATGATAGAACGAGTTTCTCGTTTTACAAGGCTAGTTATGTAAGTTGCCTGTCTTGATGTTCCTTCGTGCTTAGCAATATCACGAGAGAAAAACTTCAAAGAGCCAGAGAACGGAACAGCTCCTGCAACGTGTCCAACCGCAACTCTTGAACCAACTATATCTGCCTCATCAGCAAGACCAGCACCAACCTGTATAGTAGAAGCTTCACTACCAATAAATTTGATAGTATAGTTAGTGTCTGTGTCTAGCCAATCGTATCTTTTCTTTACATTGTTTAAAATCCAGTCGTATCCCATAAGGGCATTGTGTACGACATCGGTTTTATCGTATTCTTTTATAGTATTATTTAAAGTTTCTAAACCTGTAGCCATTTAATCCTCCTAAGAAGAAGTTTAGATAGCTAGTCTTCCCAAATATTAATCGGTTTCTTGCTAGATATAGCCCCAGAAGAACTTGGTATAGTTGGTGCTTTTTGTTTCTTAGTTCTTAGTTGAGGTGTTGTGTTTGTTGCTTGTGGAGCGGGATTTGCCGCACCAGCTGGTTTCAATCTCTCAACCATAGTTTTAGCCTCTCCGTAAACAATAGAAAAAACTTGTTCTACAGAAGGTGGTATATACTGTGGCTTTGTTTTTGCAACAGCGTCAAGGTAGTTACCTGTCTCAACTATTTTATCAATAAAAGCATCTTTTTTACCAAAAATATTATCGTATTCACCAGCAATATTTTGAACTTCTTGTACCGATAAAAGACTTCTGAGTTGGTTTGCAGAGTTCTCTAAGTGAACTTGCTCTAACTCTCTTTCTTTCATAGATAGCAATCGTTCTTGTTCTAATTGCTGTTGTATACCTTTAGACCTGTCAAAGTAAGCATTCTTTTCTTTCTCATCAGAGACAAGAATAGAAGTTGCTTTTATAAGGTCTTCTTCTTTTAAGCCTATAACTTTCAAAGCACCGAGAGGGTCGCCTGCCTCTACTAACTTCTTGACTAATTCGTCTTTATATTTGTATTCGTCTAATTGTGTTTCAAAGCCACTAATTTCTTGTTTAAGTCTATCTCTATGCTCTTTTATGTGATGTATCCCATCAGCACGCTCAAGAATATCCCTAACATAATCAGCGTCTTCTTTTGTTTTAACGACAGACTTAAGCCTATCATCAAACTCTTTTACTTCGCCTTGTACTTTATAAGTAAAGTCAAAGTCTTGTTCTTCTAAAGGTGTTGTTCCGTCACCTATAGTACCTTCGTTGTCTTCTGTTTTACCGTCTACATCATCTTCGTTGTTTTCGTTTCCTTCTTCTTGTGTTGTGCCTTCTTCAGAAGTCTCACCTTCGCCTGTCGTTGGCTCTGCTGTTCCTTCTTCAGGAAGATTTTCAACACCGTCAGTAGCCTCAGTTCCTTCTTCAATGTCTTCTGTTTCAGAGAAAACATCTATATCGGTATCTTTCATATAACCTCCATAACATTATAGTATCCCTACAATGTTTTTGCAACATCTATTTGAGCTTGTTCGTTTCCTGGCATTTGCTCCATTAAAACACCCTTTTTAGAGATTTTATCTAAGATATATTCTAGGGTGTTCATAGGTATAGCGACCTTTCTTAGTTTTCCGTTTTTGTCAGGCATAGATATATCTACCTTAACCATTGGTCCGCCAGTAGGTAGCATTTCATTTTTCATGTCTTCTAGTTCTTTTGTTTGTTGTGCTATTATCTTCTTTCTTTCTTCGTAGTCTTCTCTGTATACTTTCGCTATCTCTGGATTTTTCTTAACAAGATATTGAAAGTCAGGCCGTTTCATTCGTTTAACTATAGAGTCAACAATTTTCTTATTGTTGTCAAAAGGTGAGATAAGAGATTTTTCGCCTCTATCTAGTTGTAAGATTATTTGCTCTATTATATCGTTCTCATCTATTAAGTCTTTAAAGACATCGCCTTTCAAGAAGTTCATACCTTCTTTTGCTATTTTTCCTATCATATCTGGTCCAAGTTGACCACCTGTATATTGTAATAAATCCCTTGTTTGTAAATATTTACCCATAACAGTCTCACTATCTGCCCCTGTTGGTTCTATGTGTATTCTATAACCCATATCACCAGAGCTTTTAAACTCAGGAATATTTAGAGCCTCTCTTGCTCCTGTAGCTAAAACAATTTTGTCTTCAGTATATTCTGCCTTAGCCATTTTTATAATGGTTATAATTATTTCTGTTATAAACTTTTCAAATCTCCTTTGATATAGAGAGAATGCTTTTTTCTGTCTTATGTTTGAGTATAGGTTTGTCATAATATCTGACTGAGCAATCGGCTTGTCGTCTTGTGTGACGTTAGATATAGCGTATATATCATTTATCTTCATTGTTAGGTATTCATAAAACTGATTGCCTGCTCGTCCAGGAAGTATAATAGGTATGTTTCCACCTCTCATTTTAAACTCTCTTATTCCGTTTAGTTTAGCTCCTTCTTCTAGTGATGAGCCATAAGATGTTATAACCTTGTCATCGCCTAGCATTATTTGTGTCTCTGCTATTTTGGACGCAGTCCTGTTTATTTCTATTTGTATAGGTCTTAGTTGTTTTATCTTAGAAAAGCCTCGTACTGTTCCACTAATAGTATCACATCTTGTCCATATGATTGGAAATATAGGTTTTCCGTTTATATCTTCTTGTAGTTCGTTTTCAAACAAAGTTCCTTTTTCTGTCGCTATTATTATTTTTCCTTTAGGCATTTCTATTGATGGTTTAAAGTAATACTCTCTAACAAAGATTTTGTTTGTTTCTTTAACCGTTGAGCCTGTAGCAAAATCTATCATAATGTTTACTTCTTCAGGGTCGCCTTCTTTTGGAGATATGAGAGCTTTTTTCTCATCTAGCTCATCACCGTCATATCTTTGTTCAAGAAGTTTCATAAGCTCATCTTTATCAACGAGTTTCTTTATAATAACATATTTTGCTTCATCTGGAGTTGTTGCTCCTGTATCTACGTACATATTATAGCTATTAATAGGTTCAAAAACAAAGTCACCACTCATTATAGGTTTAGTTGTGTCATCTTCTTCTATTTCTATTGTTTCGCCATACTCATCTTTTTGTTTAACAATTTTTTTCTCATACCCAACAACTTCTCCTCTACTATCGTCATATGAGACTTTCATAACAGGCTCACCGTGTACGACAAAGTCTTGAGCTAGTTGTTCAAACTTATCTTGCAGTTTAAATCTATACTCAACATCTTTATATACAGCAAGCGACATCTGTGCGTCTTTTTTGTCTTGTAGTTCTGTTGCGATTTGTGGGATAATTGTTGCAGACATGCTATTGCTTATCAAGCTGTTTATATACATATTACAAACTCTATGTATATGGTTTATAGTAAGTCTTATTTTCATTTTCTCATTTGTTTTAGTATGAGAGTCTCTTTCGTCTCTTTTTATTTTAGAATAATGTTTACCTATATATAGTAGGACATTACTTTTCATTTCTTTAGTTACGGCATCATCTTTATTTTCGGCTGCTTCATATAGTCTGTTTAATTTTTCTATAAGCATTACTTCTCTTCCTCTATATTACTTTCTAGCTCAGTAATATAATCAACGCCATTTAATAATGGCTGTAAGTCTCTATCTAGCTCTTCATTGTATGTTTTAGAGTTTACATCTATTGTTTCTTGTTTATATTCTGTTTCAAACTCTACTATTATTGTAGCGTCACCTTCTTTGACTTCTACTTTTTTAGCTCCTAGTTTTTTTAGTTCTTTTATAGTATTTAGGTTAGACATCATATAGTTCGTTCCATTCTTCAAACTCATCTGTTTTGTCCTCCATAAAGGGTATTCTTCTCCCTCTTGTTTTTTCTTTTTTCACCTTTATTTCTTTCTTACCACCTATATCCGAAAAATCAAAGGGTATTTTTGATATAGCATATCTAAGGCTATCTATTCCATCGTCCTTTGCTTTATTCTTGGGTGTTTCAGACTTAAGAGAAGTAAACTCTGTAACGAGTTTAAATATATTTGGTAAATCAAACAACTCTAACATTTGGTTTTTAAATAATGTATTGAGTAAGTTCTCACCTATTTCGTGAGATTTCTCAGCAGCAAACATT